ATTATTGCCGATAAAAATAGGCTCGGCCACAGATCCACTTGTTGCGCCCCCCAACAAACCCCAACCAGCATAATTTCCAAGAACGATTGGAGCGTCAACAGCATGTGTTGTTGCGGTCAACGCACCCCAACTCTGCGCAGAGGCGTTGCCGATGATTACCGCGTCGTGGCCATAACCAAGAGAGCCGGATGTTGCATTTTTCCCGAGAATTACATCGTCACTTCCCAGCGGCATGAGCATCTGGCTTTCGGTTGCACCGGATGAATCAAGGAAGTTGAGCGTGTTTAGTGGCGTGGTTGATGTTTGCTTGACAGCAGAGTTCCCCAGCGATGTGTCCCCAGTCCACACGGGCAAGTACCCCGCCGTGCCGCTACCAGAGATATTCTTCACCCACCCAGAGGATGAGCATTTGTACTCGACATCGTTCGTCGTGTCCTGATAAGGCTGACCCCACTCTGCGCCGTAGGGGTAGACGGTATAGTTTCCATTCTGAGTGCAAGTGATCGAAGGCGCGCCAGGACCGGAAAGTTTATTCCATTGAATCTGGTAAGTCGGGTCAACCTGCGTCTGCGCAAAGCAGGTGATAACTGACAAGATCAAGAAAAGAAAGATCGCGATTCGTTTCATGCTTAAATCTCCTAGCTAACTGGTTGATTTTTTGTTCCCATTACAACCGCAAGATTTATATTTTCGCAGTTTGCCCATTGCCCTGATGTGAGCAAGAAACTGCCGTCTGAAGTTGGCGTAAGTGGAGTCCCTCCGATGTTTGCTGCGAGTGTCAGTTGCATATCGTATACCCCGGATACGCTGAGAGCTGATTGCCACTGACTCAGGACTATGTCCTGCTCAATATTTGCAGCGAGCGTTAAGGCAAGATTCTGCGCCGCTGCGGTGATTCCAGCGGCAATCGTCGCATAGTTCGCGTTTGCATAGAGAGTGATCGCCCCGGTCACTGTGTAGTCAACTTCCGTCACAGCGGAGACAATCACGCTATCGCAAAGAGGACGGACATTTTGAGCACTCAAAGCCGATTGGACAGCAGAAAGCAGAGTGCCAGAGGCGATACCCGAGCTGTTAGGGGATGCGGAAGGCTGCGTTACGGGTCCTGTCAGGACATACACCTGCACCGTGCCCGGCGTGGTTGGTTGCGTCGGGACTTGCACATCAACGATCGTTGAACTCACGTCAAGCGCCAGTGATCGGTACTGTCCCGACGGCCCCGCTGTAGTGAGATTGTTCGGTGCCGCCTGAATGCGCGCACGGTAGTGGTTGTCTCCAGCGGTCGTTCCGGCTGGCTCGCCGTTGCTCCCATTGGCCGTCGTGGCAATGTTCGTGACGATGGCCACGAGCGGGAATGAGCCCAACAGGACGCTCACCTGCCCTGCAATGTAGCCGTTACCACTGAGGCCCGCCGTGGTGCATTGGACTCCCACCGTGCCCACCGTCTGTCCGACTGCAATCACGAGCGCCGCAGTGGTAGCGAAGATGTTGAGACCGTCTTGAGTCCCGATCTGCGTACCAGCGGGGATCGTCGTTGGCGTGAGTTGCGCCGCGGTGAGCGTGAATTGTTCAGTCGTCGTAGCGGGCTGCGCGGGGAGCCTGGTGCAGCCCAAATACTCGCCGATGTAGTCCAGCATCGGGTAAACAGCGAAGGCGAGCAAGTTCTGAATACCGCAATACTGGATAGCGTTGCGCAGCAGGATTTCTCGGTAGGCATAGAGGTTGATAAGCAACTGCTCAACCTGGGCGGGGTAGAGAGTCCGGCTGGTGTAGCTCTCAAACAGCGTCACCATGTCGTTCAGGACACTCGTCGGGTCGAGGCCATCTGAATCATTGACGAATGATGGCGTAGGCAGGTCAACAGGGACCGTCTGAGGGGTGCCGGTTGCGGATGGAAAAGAAGAATTTGGGACGATCACCGGCATATCAGGACACTCCTCCGACTTTAATAACCGTCATCTGCGTCAAGTTTCCAAGAACGCTGTTCGCTTGGTTTATCAACCCAAGATTGGGCTGCCAAGTGATCGCTACGTTCAACTCTCCGATGATCTCAAGGCTGGCCGTCACGTCGATATTCGTGACCAATATGCGCGGCTCCCATGTGGCAATTGCTGCGGAGACGGCACCGACTATGGCCGGGATTGCCGCAGTCAGAGGGCGGTCAAGGAATTGAGTGAGGTTGCATCCGAAAGTGGGGCGCCATGGGTCTTCTCCGGGGATGGTGCTGAAGATGATCTGCAAGGTCTGGTGTACGTCGCCGAGGGCTTGACAAACTTTTCCGAGTCCTGATCCCGCCACCCCTCCCGCCGTCGAGTCAAGCATCAGCTCCCAGCTCGACGACTGGATGTTGGTGAGGGTCGCGTATGGGAAAGTCGTTGCCATCAGTTGCTCACCTTTATGATGCTGCTCTCAATCGTTCCTACAGTCCATGGGGCATCAGGGCCTGGACCACCACCATGTGTGTGCGCATTGAACGCTGTCACCAGTTTACTCACAAGTGCCAGCGCATCCGTCGCCGCGCCGCCGTTCGTAAGCGAGATACTGTTCGCGGCCTGAATCTCTACGTTGCCGCTCGAATCCAGCTCAATGCTGCCTCCTGATGGTTGGCTCAGCGTCATCTGTCCACCAGCCCCGAGTGACACCTGAAGCTGGTGCGATGACGTGTTGTAGTGAATGATCGTCCCGTCTGCAAACTGGATGTAGAAGTCTGAAGGCGTGAGTCCTGATGGCGCCGAGTCCACCTGTGACGGGACACTGCCAGTCACGATGCCGTTTTCGTCCCATTCATCCATGACTACCGAAACTTGCTCGCCTATGTCCGGTTGCCAAAAGAACTTGTCATTCTGCGTCTTCGGGACCTGAACCGGCAGCCACCACGACAGGACATTCGCCTGGTCCGGGAACTGCACGCGCACCCGGTAGGGCGGCACAGACTCAATCTGCGCGACGATACCCGTCCTGTAAGGCGGGTGGAACTGCTCGGTGTATGGTCCGCGTACTGAGTCTGGCATCTACTCTCCGTAGTCATCCGAAACCGTCTGTGTACCCGTTCCGGCTCCGCTTGTTGCGATTGTGGTCCTGAGTTCCAATGATGTTTTGTACCCGTTCCGGTCCAATCGATGCTTGCCCTCATTGATAATCCATTTTACCGAATCAAGCGCTGTGCCGAATCCCGAGAGCATGACTGGATTGCCAGCCCGGTAGACCATCGAGCCTGGAATGATGACCTCAGCCTTCAGGACGTGCATGTTGGCTGCGTGGAGATGTGCTTGCGCGCGCAGAGTGGCTTGCTGTGCGTTCTCTATCCGTTCCCGGACTAGTAGAGTGTCCTGAAGCCCTAAATCAACGCCTTGGGTAGCCGTGGCCGCCGCATTGGCCGTTGCCTGAAGCAGTTTCTTCGAGTGCGGGTCGAAATACATCACCACGGCCTTCTTGTAGGTCTTGTCACCGTGGTGCTGTTGGTGAATCCTGAATCGCGTACTGTCGGTCTTGTAGATGTACTGCGCATTCTTGTCTTTCAGGCCCGTGATTTTCTTCGCGTCTAGTCCTGGCCGGCTGTAGAAGACGAGTTGATTCCCGCGGATCGTGAATTCGTAGTTGTGAGCGTTGGCGATGCGGTGCAGGAAGCCGAGGTCTGTCTCAAGCCGTTGCGTAAGTCGTTGATAAGGAACATCGGGACTCACCTCTGTCGAGTCCACGCTCATGCCGTACTGGTTGGCGATAGTGTTCGCTATCGAGATGAGGGACTGGCCCTCATAGGCGACTGATTTCGGAGTCCTGATGGCGTGAGTAACCCCGGCTTGAATGGCTCGAATCAGGAATGTGTCTGGCGGTCCCTCTGCTTCCCACTCGTCCACTTCAAAGTTCCCGCAGGACACGAGAGACTGGCCTTGATAACCGATAGAAAGGCTGAGCGCTGTGCCGATGACCGGGGGGCTGTTCGCCCACGCGCGCGCCGAGTCTTCCACTTGAATTTCCAGCACGTTGGCCTTGCCACCCAAAGCTTCGTCGTAGTGGATGTGCTGGGAATGGGTCAGCAAGTTGCCGGCAACCTGAGTACCGCCGATCTTGATTTGCCACGCCGGAATTTGTACGGATGCGCTCAATCTTCCTGCTCCGGTAATTCAACTGTCTGCCCTGCGAGAGCGTGCGTGCAGTCGCCGAGAAACTGAATGCGCCCATCAGTCACAAAGGAATGACACACCATCGGATTGTCGCCGCCTTGATAGTGGATCAAGATTGACGGCGTGAAGGTGGGAGCATCGACGCTCCCATTCCATCCCCAGACTGGATGAGTATTGCCGCGAACTGGAATCCCGTGCATACAGTCGCAGCCTGGACATTCAAATATCGCGAAATTGTCACTAGCTATGCTTACCTTTGCCATTTATCAACCCCACGGTGTGCTGCTGGTTGTGCTGGTCGACGGTGTGATCAGCGGGACAAATACCTGAACGCCTTGCGCCACATAGTCGCCAATCGGAATGCCAGGGTTGTTCTGAATCAGCGGCTCAATCTGCGTCGAGTCTCCGTACATTTTGTATGAAATCGCATCCCAGCGTTCCCCTTTGGACACGTAGATGATGCCCGATGAGGGCGGCGCCGGGTTCACGTACTTGCTGATGAGTCCCGGCGTCAGGACCCCAAGACCACCTGAAGGTATCACGACATTCGGCATCTAGGCAGCCCTCGCAATCGTGTTCAGCGGGACATTCGTATACGGCGTCTGTGCCGGTATGCCAGAAGGGGAAGCCGTGGCAGGACTCACGACAAGCGTCGAACCGGCCGCCGCGCTCTGTGATGTAGTGAGCCCTGGTGGATTGGTGTTGATTGTTGAGTTGCCGATGGTCCCGACCGTCATGGTGTTGCTTTGGAGCGTGGACGGTGCGACATACTCGGTTAGCTCAAGATCCATCTCCGCGGCGATTACAGAGCCGTCATCGGCCATCCACCGCTGCTTTAGCCGGTAGTTCGAGATGACGAAGGTCCCGAGGATGTTCTTGTTCCCAAAGACGAACTGCTGCGGAACGTGGAAGTCGGCAAGCTGTGTCAGTGCGTTGATGGCCGTCTGGGGTTTGCACCAAAAGTTATGAAGGTAGATCGACAGTTCAACGTGGCGCAGATCGTCATAAGTCCACTGCAACACAGGAGGCGCACCGATCACGGTGATGGCTTCGTAGTGGTACTTCTTATCGATCTCCAGCTTTGTCGGACTGGCGAGAGGCTGAAACGAGATGGGACCGAAAGAGGCGAACATTAGCGTGCCCCCTCAAGTGCTGGACTACCAAAACTACGTCGAGCATCCTGATGCATCGCGTCACGTTGGAAGTTCATCCAATCATCCAAACTGTTTCTCAGGGCGCCATGAACCGCTCCCCCGATAGCTTGCGGGTCCGCATCCCCGCTTACGTGAACATGGACAGTGGGAGAATAACTTGAGCTTCCTGCTCCGGCCATGCCAACATCCACACCTGCTGCGCCGAAGTTTCCTGCGGCTACGTCACTGATGACATTTCCCCAGTCCTTCATCGTCCCAACGTGGAGGAAGTTTTCAACGGCCTCAGATGCTCCCTGGATTGCCTCTGTAATGTCCTGCCAGTGCTTGTAAATCTCATAGCTTCCAATCGCAATGGCTGCAACTCCTGTGATGATCCATCCAAGTGGATTCGACTCGAATACAAGTCCAAACGCAAGTCCAATATCTTCCAGCCCCCCAGTGAAAAGTGCGACAGTCAAAGCCCATGCCCCTTGCATGGTTTTCAATAGAAGCATAAACCCGGAAACATGAGCCGCAAGTTCAATAAACGGCAACACCAGCTTCCCAACTCCTACTACTCCGGTGAGCGTAACAATTCCGGCTGCCATCAGCCCAAAGTCTGTTCCAATTTTGACAAGTTCCGGATGAGCTTTGGAGAATTCGGTAACGGCCACCGTGAATCCTTTCAGCGAATCGGTGATTCCGTCCATCTGAGGTTTGAGTCCTGATCCCAACGCAACGCCTAGATTTTGCGCTGCATTGGTCATCTCTTTGAAATGCGAAGACATAGTGTCACCCGCATCTTTTGCGCGCTTGGCCGCCTCCCCCTCATCGTCGTTGAACTGCGCCAGAATCTTATCCATGTCGCCGGTGTTCTGAATCAGTAGACCGAGGGCATCATTCTGCCCTTTCATTTGGTTTACGAGACTGGACCGGACAGATGGAGTAAGACCGGCGATCTGCTTCAGGGTTGCAATCAGGTCGAGATGCTTTTCTTTCGTGCGCTGGATGTGCAGACCGTACCGAGCTAGTTCGTTTGTCCCGTTCTTGTCCGATTCAGTGAGTTTGTCGATGATGCCTTTGACCACGATCGCGGCGCCAGCCCGGCCGCCCTGCCCTAGCTTGCTCAGTTCCGCCCACACCGTGAAGAGTTGGTCCACATCCACGTGAGTCTTGCCGGCAACCTGCCCCAACTGCCGCAAGTCCCGCTCCATGTTGCCGACAGGAGCGTCAGACTTCAGGAACCCCGCGCGCAACAGCGCCAGGTTGTCGGAAAGCTTCTCAAGGGACTCGTTTGTGTCCTTGCCTTTCATCTTCAGGTTCTCGAATGCTGAGCCGAGGATGTTTGATCCTGTCGTCGCATCCACCCGCAAGGCTGTTGCGAGCTGCGTGGCGATCTCCGTAGCCTTCAGGGTGGCGCCTACGTCCCCAAGCTTCTTGTACATGTTCTCTTGGGCTGTGGTGATGTCCTCCGCGGACTTCGGGAACTTGATGGAAAGCTCTTCGGCTTGCTCCTGAAACTGCTTCAGAGCCTCTGCGCTGTCGTTCGTGACCATCCGCAGACCAACCTGGGCATCTTCAAAGGCAGAGGCGGGCTCGATAATGCCCTTCAGCATCTCGTAGCCCGCTCCAATCTCCAACGCTGAATACCAGATGCCGTGAAGGCTGTCCGAGAACGCTTCGAAGCTCTCGCTCACCTTCTTCAGCGGCTCTGTGGCCTCGTCGCGGAGTTGGACGAGAACCTTCAGTATGGATGTTTGATCGTCTTCGCTCAAGGTTTCCTCCGCTTCGGAATGCGCTTTTCAACGGCTCGGCTGTACTGTTGTAGAACTTGGTACCACCCTACTAAATCGCCTATTGACATGGAATCGATGGATTCAGGACTCACCCCCTCATGCACCATCGCGCCCAGTGCTTCCATGGTTAGGACGACTGGTCGGTTGCCGCGTCCTGTGCGGGTTTCGGCGCGTCCTGATCCGGTTTCAGGACACTCGAAATCCTCTGGAGCAAAGGGCGCAATACCTGAGAGACCTCGGCGCGAAACACCATCGCATCGTCGAAGTCCATCTCGTCAACGTCTTCCATGCGGATGCGTTTGCCATCCACAAGGGACAGCCGGGAAGCCAAGGCGTCCTGAATCTTGATGCTGTCGGCATTCTCGCCAGCCACCGTAGCGGCCAGGCGCTGGTCACGGCCAGTGCCCTTCAGCAAGATCACGTGCTTGCCAGAGGGAAGGTCGAACTCGCGGCGAATCTGTTCGGGGGAGGGGGTTGTATCGGAAGTCAGTACGATGGGTCCTGTTGCCATTTGAATCACCTCACGCCAGTGCTTGGCTATGGTTGTGGCCGCTTAAGCGGCAGTTAGTTGCCCGTCCAACCCGCTCCGTAATAGCTTTCGACAGTCCACACTCCGGCAGTAGCCACCCTCAAGTTGACCCAATCTCCGATGGTCGTATCTTGGATGTGGCCTCCCGCTCCCCCCATAGTTCCGCCAGGGGTCTGTATTTTGTCAGTTCCTGCGGTTTGGATGTACATCACATTGGCCGCGCCTACCGCAAATTCCATCTGGAGACCAATCTTTGCGGCGGGCAAAATCAAAGGAGTAGCGCTGGGCCAGTTAGTCGCGTTGCTGTTCGTGTAAGCCGCCCACAACGGCGTAGCTCCCTTTGCTGACAGATCGCCATATCCGCCCGAT